TTGCGGGCGTAGGGAATCAGCGCCTCGACCTTGCGGTACTCGACGTTGAGCGTGTTCAAAGTGGAAGTCCCAAAAGCAAAACCCGCCGAGCGTTGCCGCCGGGCGGGTTGGGTGAATGAAGATTCTGGTGGGGTGGTAACCGCGCTTTGGGGTGGTAACCGAGGCCGGTAACCTGCCGACTGGTAACCTTGCCCGCGCCCTGACGCTAAAAAAGCGCCGCGCCCGCGCCCCCCGCATGGCGATTCGGGAAGGAAGGACCCCTTTTGCCTCGGGCCGCTCGCCGAACCGTCACCGCTGTCCAGAAGATAGCTGAAATACTACCCCCGACCGGGGTGATTTGTTGCAGCCTCGGCGAGCGTCAAAAGGGACAAACGCAGGAAACGAAGGACAAACGCGGCAAGCATTACCCTGCTTGGCCTACGATTTTGGAAGGCGCACGGATGCCTTCGCTGTTGAGCTTCTCGGCCACGATCTCCAGCGCCCGCTGCCAGCGACGCCACGCCGTCGTGCGGTCGCAGGCAAAGCGGATCGTGATGTCTCGCCAGCCGTAGCGCTTGGCGCGCATCCACACCAGATGTCGTTGCTCGACCTCCAACCACTGCACCCACTTCATCGTCTCCAGCATCCGGTCGATGGCGTCCGGGGCGGGTGGGAACGGTCGATAGACGTGCTCATCGGCTGCGAACGTCTCCCACTCCTTGCGCACGATGACGGGCCATGTGTTGAAGTAGCCCTGCACACGCACAGGGGGCAGGCGTCGTCCGGTGCTGGCGGCCTCCTCGAAGCGGGCCGCCACATCCTCAATCGTCCATTCAGCCATGACGAGCCCCTCCGTACAAGCGTTCGCCAATGCGGCGCACGATCTCTCGCTCGATGAAGTCCAGACGTTCATCGGATGCGTTGACCACCAGGATGTGCTGGTCGCGCCAGCCACGTTCCTTGATGGCGTCCAGATCGGTGGCCTGGGGTTGCAGTCGCCCGAGGGGGCAGCGGTACTGGGGTGTGGGAACTTTCATTTCACACCTCCTGGCCATCGTCGTGATGCTGGATTGCCCAGTACAGCAGTGCCAGGGCATCGGCCTCGTTGTCGTCGACCGGCGTGTGCCCGCGCGCGGTGACGGAAGCGATGACATCTTCCTTCCCAGCGTTGCCTTTGCCTGTGGCGTGCTTCTTGATCGTGCCGACAGGCACGCCTTGGTACGGGATCTGGTGGTGCTCACACCACGCCGTGAGCGTGGCAAGGAAGCCGCCGTAGGCGTGCGCAGCGTCGGTCGAGACGTGGCGACGCACCTCTTCGAAGTGCAAACAGTCGATGCCGTCGCAGGATTGCTTGATCTCGCTGAGCCAGCGTTTGAAGCGCAGGAAGCGCATTCCGCCGCCTTCGAAGCGCTGCGGCCGGAAGCTCTCGGAACCGCTGGTGATGTGGCCGTCGCTGCCGCGCAGCGCCCAGCCGGTGGTGGTGCCCAGATCAAGGGCGAGGATGGTTGTGATCATGGTGTCAGTCCTTATCCGGTACAGATCTGACGCAGCTGACACTTCGTGACGAAACTCTCCATGAGGCGCGCGCACACGCGCACGCGTAGGGGTTACGACAAACTGCGTCAGCTGCGTCAGACTGCTTGGTTTTCATGGGGGTCAGTCGTCTGCGTAGGGGGTGTAGGCAGGGGTCGGCGGGTGCTTGAGGCCAATGCCCTGGAACCCGCGCACGCCCATCCCGTTGCGCCATTTGTCCAACCCACGCGTGATGAGCAGATCGGAAAAGCGGCGTTGTGCGCCGACAAACTCGCCAGAAGCTTCAGCCCACTGCTTCCAGTCGTTGAACAACTCGGCGGTCAATGACTTGGCGTTGGGCTCGCGCACGCAGCGCTCATCGAGCCAGCGACCCAAGGCGTCCTCGGCTTCGAAATACTCCTCGGTGGCGTCCACCACGCGCTGCGGTGGAGAGAGTCGTCCGTGGCGCTGCCAGTCGAGACAGCCCTGCACGGCCCACGCGAGGATGCCGTCACGTTCGGCCAAGAGCTTCTGTTGCAGGCTCTTGTCGCGGCGCTCGGGCGGCACGGTGATCGTGAAAGGGATCAGGTGCAGCCTGCGTTTCATCGCCTCGTCGATATTGCGAATGGCGGGCTTGTGGTTGCCCGCCACGAACAACTTGAACTGCGGGAAGAACTCGAAGAAGTCCTGGCGCATGAAGCGCGCCGAGATCTTGTCCCCACCGGTGAGGTTCTTGAGCTTGGACTCGGCCCAGCGTTTTCCCTGCTCGGTTTCGATGGCCGCCACGAAGCGCGCGCCGCGCAGTCCCGCCATATCGGTCGGGTGCCGGTCGGTGCGCGTTTCCATGAAGGTGTCCATCGGCGCGTTGGTCGCGTAATCACCCAGGATGGTGGCCAGCGTGTTGACGAACACCGACTTGCCGTTCGCGCCCGTGCCGTAAAGGAAGAACAGCGCGTGCTCCTGCGTCGACCCAGTCAGCGCGTACCCGACCATACGTTGAAGGTAGGACTGCAGCTCCTTGTCGCCACCCGTGACCTCGTCGATGAACTGCCTCCAGGTCGGGCAGTCGCCACTGGGCGTGGCTGTGGTGATCTTGGTCATCCGGTCGGCGCGCTCGTGCGGGCGCATCCGGCCTGTCTTGAGATCGACCACACCGCCCGGCGTGTTGAGCAGCCACGGATCTGCATCCCATTCGTCGGTGGTGGCCGCGTGCCTGCGATCAGCACGCGCCAGGCGCTCCACACCGCCGACCGTTCCTGCGCTGGCCAATTTGGCGGCGACCTTGGGGTTGTCGGCGCGCACAGCCGTCTGGCGGCAGACGCTGCGGATCAAGTCCGTGGCCGCCAGCGTGTCCTCGGTGCGCCAGCGTTGCCCGTCCCACACCAGCCACTTGCCCCAGCCGGACACGTAGCGCCAGTCGCGGTGGTAGCGGCGCGTGAAGGACAGCGCCAGCGCGTCCTCCGTACCCCAGACGGACTCGTCGCTGCTGACGACTGGATCAACGTCATCGGCCACGTCGTGCATCTGAAGGCGCGGCCCGTGGGTGAGGAAGGTGGCGACATCAAAGCCCTCGGCGATGGCATCGGCCACGTCCCAGCCCTCTGCAGCCTCTTCGGGCGGATAGAGGACGTGGCAGGATTTGGCCCCCGCCGACAAGATGGCCTGTGCCGCCTTCGTGGCGTACTCCCAGCCCGGCTTGTCGCGGTCGGGCCAGATCAGCACGGCCTTGCCGGACAGCGGCGACCAGTCGGTCTTGTCGACCGGAGCATTCGCGCCGTGCATCGCCGTGGTGGCCACGATGCCCGCGTCGATCAGGGCCTGCGCACACTTCTCGCCCTCGACCAACACCACCTGCGCGGCGCTGGTTATCCCCGGCTGGTTGAAGAGAGGACGCGGGTCGGGCGGTGCCATCTTGCGCCGCTTCGCATCCCAGGGCCGGAACTGCTTCTTCTGTCCGGGCGGGTCGTAGCGGTAGACGACGGCGATGAGATGGCCTTGGGCGTCGAGATAGTCCCACTTCGCGGTGGCGGGGCCGAGTTCGTCGACCGGCACGTCCTTCTTGTTGGCCTTGCGTACTGGTGCGGAACGCGAGCGTCCGATCAGATCGGCAGCGGCGTCGAGCACGCGCGGAAAGTCGCCCGGCACGTCGATACCGAGGTGCGCGGCAATCAGTGCATAGATGTCGCCACCGTCGCCGGTGGCGCGATCTGTCCACAGTCCAGCCTTCTCGCCATCGAGCACCACCTCGAGGCTGTCGCCGGGACTACCCAGCACGTCGCCGATCAGGAACTTGCCACGGCGCTTCTTGCCCGCCGGGAATAAGGTGATCAGAACTGATTCAAGACGCGCGAGCAGTTCGGCACGCAGTTCTTCGCGTTCGGCATCGCCGAGGGTGAGGCGGGTGGGGTCGGGCAGTGGCGCGATGTCGTTGAAGTCGAGCGTCATTCGGCCTCCTCACCATCGGCGTCCCCGTTGCGCCCCTGCGCGGCAGTGCTGCGCGCGGCCCACGCCGACAGTTCTGATGGTCTATAGCGCACCAGACCGCCCATCAGGTAGTGGGGAATCTTGTACTTGCTGCGCATCTGCGGATCAGCAAACCAGTAGTACGGCAGTCGCAGTGCGGCAGCGGCCTGCTTGGCGTCGATCATCGGTTCGACGCCACCGATGAATTGCGTGTCGTTGCTCATGTTGTCCTCCAGCAGCGGTCTTGCCACGCGCACATCCGGCATTCGAAGCGGGTCGGGTCATGGAAGGCGCGCGGCAGAAGTTCGCCTGCCTCGGTCGCCGTGATGACCTTCACCGCCCGATCCGACATGCGCTGGGCCAGCGCCGCGTCAAAGGGCACGAGCTCGGTGTAGATCTCCATCGTGTCGGCGTTGAGCGCCGTGAAGATCGCCGGGTGCTCGTGCAGTTCGAGATAGGCTTGGTAGATCGCCACTTGCGCGGCGTAGATGGGCTTGGAGATGGCCAAGCCCTTCTTCTCCAGATCGCTCCAGGACTTGTTGCCCAGGCACTTGCACTCCCAGAGCGCGGGATAGGCGAAGCCCTCGGGGCCTCCAACGACAACGCCGTCGACGTGGCCCTGTAGGCGACCATCGGCCACTGAGAAGCCGAACTGCTCGCCGTCGGCCTTGCGGGTGCGCAAGTCAAAACCTGCGTCCCGCAGCCACACGACCATGCAGTCCTCCATGACATGGCCACGCTCGAAGATGCGCAGCATCCGGCCCGGGGTGTCCCGCCCGTGGTCGATGGAGGCCTTGGCGTACTCGAACTGCAGCGCGCGCTCGCAGGCCACCCCGAGGCGCGAGGCCCCGAGGTACTGGCGCTCAGACTGGCGGGCGCGGGCCTGCTGCAACCCGGCGTCGACCAGGGCGGTGACCTGGCCTGCGATGCTCGATGAGGAATTGAAGTCCATCATGGCTTCTTCCCCTTCGGTTCTTCCCAGGGCAGGTCGTCCTCCAGATCCGCGAACGGATTGGCGGCATCGGGTGCCAGCGGATCGGCCGTGGGCGGCAAGCCCCGCACGGGCGGAAACTTGCTGGACTCGTGGTGCGCGACCATTGCGTCCGACCAGCAAGTGACGATGGCGTCGATCACCCGCAGGGCCTCGGCTTCGGAGTAATCGCCCAGCGGCTTGGTGAAGCCGATCTCGCCCGCTGCCTCGCCGAAGGCCTTGAGGCAATGGCGCATTGCGGCTAGTTCGACATCAGACGGATCAATCATGGCGACCTCCGTCTTGTCGATGCGACCTTCCTTGGCCCGCTGCCAGTTGCCGTACAGCGCGTGAAATGCGTCCTGGCAGCGACGCGAGCAGAACACCCAGTCGATGGGATAGCGCCGGGGATCGCCCACACCGTGGCGGTTGTCGGTGTGGCCGTAGCCCCGGGCCTGTCGTTTGCAGACCCAGCATTTCACGCCCCCTCCTCGAGTTCATCGAGCAGCAGGCCCAACTGCAGGGCAGCACCAGCGAAAGCGGCTTCGCAGCGGCGCTTGAAGTCGGGGTAGCTCATCGAGCTGCGCGCAATCGCCGTGACGGCGTGAATCTGCGATTCCAGATGCGCAAGTCCCTGATCGGACAGCCACTGGTGGTGCTTCTGCGAGATGCCCTTGCGATTGCGGATCTCGCCCAGCAAGTCTTCTGGCAGCACCGGCCCGTAGACCCAGCGCAGCGTGATCTGGCCGACGACGTGCGGAGGGTTCTGGTCGTGGCCCTGGTACTTCCAGCCGAACAACCGATAGATGGCGCGGTAGTAGTCCGGATGGAAGCGGCGCTCCCACGATGCGCAGGACTGGCGCAGCAACTTGGAGATCAGCTCCTGCAGCGCATCCGGTGCGCGGTGGTGCTGGTAGCCAGTGGCCTCGTCGATCAGCGCGACCTCGCCAGTGGTGGCAAGAGCGCGCATGATCGTCAGGCAGTTACCGACGATGCCCTGGCGTGCGCGGTGCAGCGTGCCTGCAATGGCTGCGTCCACCACGGAGGTGGCCACGTCCGCGATGATGCCTGCAGGGAAGAACTGGGTCTGGCGTCCCGATGGCAGCAGAATCGGCCCGGATGATTTCTCCAATAGAGACAATGAGTTAGGTGCAATGTCAGCCAGAAAACGGGCGAAACGGCCACCCTTGTGCGATTCGTGAAAACCGAGGAGCTTGGCCAGTTCCTTGCGGACGTAGCCGCGCTCGCCGGTGGTGAGCACGACCGCCTCGCAGTCGAGATCGCCGAAATGCACGACGCCGTAGTGGCTGGCAGTGAGCATGGATGCGTTCATGGCAATCTCCCTCACTGCGCCCACGACGGTTTGCCCGTCACGGGTGCGCGTTGCGGAGCCGGTGCTTGGTACGCGGGTGCTGCCTGCGCCGGAGCCCCGGAAGATCCGCCGCCCGAAGCCTTGGTCGGCACACCCATCAACTTGGCGTAGTCGGGGTGATCGGGTTCGACCGCCACTTTGACCACGTTGCGGTCCTGGCCCTTGCCGTCCTTCTCGATGTCGACGCGGGCGAGGAACTCCAGGCCATCCAGTTCATGGAAGCCCTGGATGCGGCGCGCAGAAGAAGCCTGTGGGCTGTTGTCCTGCGGATGAACGTTGCGGGCACTGTTGAGCGCCGCGCGAATGAAGCTGCGCCCCATTTGGCCCCAGGTCGGACCCTTCTTGGAGTGCAGGCCAATGTTCGACCACATCTTGCGTTTGGCGTGGTCACCAGAGGTGACCACGAATTCGGCGGCAAGGTAGATCGAGCCGGTCTCGAAAGATTCGGTGGCGTAGCCGCCGCCCCAGCCCTGCGACGGGTCGTCATAGCCACCGGGCTTGAGGGTCATGCGCACCGGGACAACGGTGCCCTTGGGGATCAGATCAAAGCCGGATTGCTGGGCGTCGGCGTCGTTGAAGTCATTCCATGCGGTCATTGCGATTACTCCTGAGATTCGATGTGTGCGGGGGTGGCGGCGCTGGCAGGCACGGCGGAAGCGCCTGCGCACTTGGCGATCAGCGCGCCGAGATGCGGCGGCTCCAGCAGGTCGAGGCGACCGCTGCGGTCTTTGGCCGGAAAGCCGTAGGGATTGACGGTGTGGGTGACGAAGGCGCGGTAGGTGCTGCCGTCCTCGGCCTTGATCTCGGCCAGCGTCACGACCTCATCGACGATGCCGATGAG